CACTTCTGATGTCACATTTACCGGACTAGCTTTAACTAGCATGGTTGATGTCCATGCTCATAAAGAGCGGTTGTACTTTGTAGAAATTAATTCATGCAGGGTGTGGTATGGAGGGTTACAAGTTACTGGTACTGGTGGAACCCCTGCCCTTACTAGCTTTGATTTCAGCTATGTATTTCCTCGCGGTGGCTTCCTTGCTGGAATAGGTAGCTATAGCAATTCTAATAATGTAGCGGCACAAGATTACTTTTGGGCATGTAGTTCTGAAGGAGACATAGTTTTTTACAGCGGTACATATGCTGGAGATCCTACAACTTGGGGACTTGTTGCTAGGTTTTACATAGGCAAGCCCCTTGGTAGGCGAGCTTTTGTTTCGGTTAACAATGATATTTGGATTATTACTGAGCAAGGCATTGTTCCCATTTCTGGCTTGTTTCAAGCTGATCCAGAGGCAGCACTCAACATAGTATCACAAAAGATAAACCCTCTAATTTCTGCATCAGCTACTCAGTTTCCGTTTGATTACAAATGGTTTGGATTTTTTTGGCCTCAAGGACGGCGGGTTTATATCAGTATTCCTATTGATGGAACTAGCACATATTTTCTTGTTTACGCGATTGATACAAAAGCTTGGACTGAGTTTGCTCTCTTTAGCAATAATCATGCCTTGTCTAGTTGCTTGTTTAATAAATTACCTTATTACGGATCGTCTGCTGGGGTAATTTGGAAAGGTGAGACTGGATATGCTGATGCTGTATCTGGCGCTACTTCTCAATCTATAAATTACATTGGTAAAACAGCATTTAATTTTTATGGCTCACGCAGCAATTACAAAGCGTTTAAGGATATTCGTCCAATATTAAGAGCTAAAAAAGGCATACAAATTAACATTGGCTTAGATCTTGATTTTAGGCGTGCTGCTGTTATTCCAACTATAACATCTACGCCTAGTATATTTACACCTTGGGGTAGTCCTTGGGGTAGTCCATGGTCATCAGCAGAAGATTACATTTTTGACAGGTACGCAGTAAAGGGACAAGGACATTGTGCAAGTGTAGTTTTTCAAGGCGCTATTAAAAACACAACGATGCAAATACTTGGATTTGAAGTACGATACGATTTAGGCGGACAGGTATAATTATGGCAAAGAACACAAAAAAAGCAGTATCAGCACCTAAGCGGACAACTACACCTCCACCTAAACCTACACCTAAGCCGACAGCTACGCCTACGCCTAAGCCAACAGCTAAGCCGACAGCTACGCCTACAACTAGAGCTACAGCTACACCTACGCCTAAGCCGACAAGTACACCTACGCCTAAGCCAAAAAAAGGCGCTCTAGCAAAAGGGCCTAGTGCAAAGGTAACTACAAAACCTAAACCAAATGAGAAAAAACCATCGGCGGTTACTTTTAAGCATGAAGAAAACCAAGCTGCTTTTAACCAACTAAACCCTGCTCAGCAAGCTAGGTATAGAAAAATCCTTGCTAACAAAGGCAAAGCTGAAGCAAACAAGTTTTTGGGGCAAGCATCAGGTGCACCTGTAGTAATGCCAGGCGGCAAACGTGTTAATGAGCCAACACAACCAGCAGCCGAAACTCCATATGCTGAGTTGCCAAGAGAGCAACAAGTAGAACGAGCTATGGAATCTGGTGGACAAGCTTACGAAAACCTAGTTAATCGTTACATGACGTCTGATCCATATCAAATGCAGCAACGCTATGAGCCAGGATTTACGCAAGAAATGGACCGGGCTAGGCAGAACGTCTTAAGCCAGTTTGAAAGACGTAATCAGGAAGAGTTTGCAAGACAAAATCTAGCTACCCAGCAAAGCATAGTAGAGCGTGGCCTAGACCCTAATTCAGAGGCGGCGCAGGCTTTAATGCGAGCTAATACGCAGCGGCAGGATTTAGCTAGGCAAGAAGCACAAAGTGCTGCTGAGCAAGCTGCTTATAGCGTACAGCAGCAAGGCTTTGGCCAAGCGTATCAAAGTGGAATGATGCCATACGAGCAATTCCAGGCTATCAATGCACCATTTATGGCTGGTGTTGGAGCGCAGTACACTCAAGAAGAAGCGCAACGACAAAGGGCGTTCGAAGCACAAGAAGCCGAGCGGACAAGGCAAGCGCAATTGCAAGCAGCTCGCATTGGTCGAAGTGGTGGAGGTGGTGGTGCAGCTCCTGATCCTTATGCTGCATTTAACCAATATTCTGCTGCACAAATGATGCAGAATTATGGACCATCAGCACCAAGACCAAATGTTGGTGCTAACGTAGTGCAAGGAATTACTACTGGAGCTACGGCAGGTATTACGCAAAATTTGAGGAGATAAAATGGCTGATACGTTATTTGAGTCATTATCTGGATTAAACTTTACTCCTGCTGAAAATCCTTATGGTATTGCTGCCACGTCTATAGGCCAGGTTGCACCACAGCTTATAACGCCATATACGAGCACAGGACGAGCGGTAGGTATTGGGTTAGGGTCTATCCTACTTCAATCGTTATTAGGCTACCAAGCGCGTTCTCAGGCCGCACAAGACACATTACAGGCTAATACCCTAGCCAACCAGATGATGAGCATGACTACGCCACAGGCTAGGACGGAGTTTATCGGTGGTGTTGAAGATCCAATGTATCAAAGTAGGTTGTCTACTTTGGCTACTGCACTTAATCAGCAAGAGGTAGCTAGAAAAGCTAAAGCGGCAGAAAAGTTATTAGAAGCTAAGTCAGGGTTTGAAGCTCAATTAAGTCCAGAAGGCACAGCGGTATTTAAGCGTGAACAAGAAGCATTGCTTAATAGAGCTTTGGCATTACGAGCACCTACCGGCGGTGGTGCTGATAGGGCGGGTAGAGCAGAAGAAAAAGATTGGTTTGACAAATTGCCAGCGGCTCAAAAAGTAGCTTTCGGTAGTGTTGAAGGTCAAGTGTCAGCTTTAAGAGACTTGGCGCAACAATACAGGGCGTTAGGCGCTAACGCTATCGAGTACAATATACAAAAACAAATACCTGGAAGTGCTGCTGATTTGGCTGAGTCTAAGCTGCAAACGTTAGTATCAGGTACAGTTAAAATGTTAGGCGATACTGGAAACATAGCTCAGCAAGAACAAGAGAATATAAAAGCTGCTACTTTAGGGGGTCGTTTATCAGGGTCAGAAAGTATTGCTGCTCGGTTAGAGCAACTTGCTGATATGGCAGAATCAAAAACTATTTCTAGTTTAGAACAGTTTAAAACTGCATACACTCAAGGTGGCGACGTTTTATTACAACAAATAAAAACAGGTGCACCAGCAGCAGCTACAGCTGAAACGCCTACGACAAGGCCAGCCGAAGCCGATCAAAAACTACAAATCTTACGGCAACTACAAGCAGAGCTTGCCGCTGAAAAAGCAAAAAGAGGATTGTAGTAATGGCAGACGAAATTGACCTTCAAATACAGGCAATTCAAAATGAGTTAGCTGCATTACGTGCTCAACCCGAGCCGTCACTATTGGGAGGATTGAAACAATTTGGTTTTGACGTGGGAGCGGGCGCTGCTACCGCTGGCGCTGGTTTGCTTGATGTTCTTTCATTGCCTTTAACTGCTGCAGCGCGAGGATTAGGAGCTGATCCTGAAACTACTCGCTACTTTGCCTTAAGCAAAGAATTACAAAAAGCAAAAGAAGCTATAGCGCCTACTCTCGACGTCGCCCCTGATACTCGCACACAAGAACTTGTTAGTTTCCTTACTCCTTCACCGCTATCCAAAGCCAAATTGCTTAGTCAGGCTGGCACTGGATTAGCTTCATACCTTGGAATGAAAGGTGCTGAAGCTGTAGTTCCTGAATCGCAGTACGCTGGATTAGTAGGCGCATTAGCAGCTCCAGGGGCCGCTAGTAAGACTGCTTCTATAGCTAAAGGAATAGCAAATAAAGTTGCCCCAACTGTAGGTATAATAGCAGGGAGCGAAGAGGCATTAAAAGCAGCAGCGCAAGCAGAAGTTTTAGCTAGAGCTGGAAAAGAAGGCGCTGCTAAATTGAAGCTAGCTCAAAGCATATCTGCTCTTGGAGAAGGTACTGGAGGCGTCCCATTAACTGCCGCAGAGATTGCTCAATCTCCACAGTTGGCTAAATATCAACAAGTCATAGCTCAGTCAGAACAGGGCGGTGATATACTAAAGCAAGCTAAAGATTTGCGCCAAACTGAATTAGCAGCAGCACTATCTAAGTTTGGAGTAGAGCCGCAGCAAGGTGATTTTGCCTTAGCTTTGCGTGATATAGCAGAGCAATCAGCAGCAGCAAAAGTTGCGAAAGAAACCCAGCTTCTTTCTGGATTAAGCGTAGAAGACTTAGCTACAAAGCCAACAAAAGCAGAAGCTGGGTCACTCTTACAAAAGAGTCTGCTAACACGCGCTGAGGATGCGTATCAGCCAGTTAGGGATATTTGGGGACAAGTAAACAAAAAAAGCAAAATGGATATAGCGCCTCAAATTAATGAGGCAGTAAATACATTTAATGAGTTTGACGATTTAACTAAGAGCAGAATGAGCGATATCGCTCGCGCTACCATTAACAGAGCCGACGACATCCTTAATAAGAAGGATGGATTGATTACCATCAAAGATTATCAAGGATTGAGAGCCTCAGCTAATGCAGCATTGAAAAATGCTACTAAAGGAACTGATAGGGCTGAAATAGCTCTAATGAATGATCTAAAATCAAATTTAGATAACATTGATGAATCTGCAATTCTTAAAGGAACTTCTGGAGAAGAGGTAGCCAAGTTAACTAATGCTATTGCAGCAACAAAAGACTATTACAAAACTTATGGTCGCGGTGTTGTTTCAGAAATTATAAAGCAAAAAGGTGGAGAGCTTTCGTTAAAGGCAAGTCAAGTAATTGATAGAGCAGTTAAGTATCCAGAAAATGTTTCTGATATCGTAGGTAAATTTGGCAAGCAATCAGACGAAGCTGTTGCTTTGCGTTCTGAGCTTTTAGATCGCTTGTCTAAACAACAAAACCCAACTAAGTATCTTGGGGAAAATAAAGACTTATACAAGCAAGCATTTGATGCTGACTATGGATCGCTAGTTGAGTTTGCTCAGAGCAAAGGGCGCACTGCTCCACTAGCGGAGTTTGCTAAGGTTATTGACACTGCAATCCCAAATAAGATATTCGCAGATACAGCACAAGCAAATAAGTTTGCGAATACCTTTAAAAATACTGAGTTATTTCAGTATGCCAGGTCTAAGTTTATCAATACTAGACTTACAAAGTCTGGAGATCCTTTAGAGAATCTAGCCAAAAACAAAAAGATTGCTGCGGTATATTTCCCAGAAGATTTAGGAGATTTAGAAGCTGTATTGAAAGACATGCAGCTAGCTAAAACGCCTTTGCAATTAGCTACTTCTGCTACCAAAGGACAATCTTGGACCAGTCAAATGAGAACTACTCTTGGCGCTGTTATGAGTGCTAGGGGATTAGTTGGTGCCATGAAGAAAGGCACATTGACTGGAGGTATGATAGGTCTTGGTGCTGGCCCTGTGGGGTCTGCTGCTGGTGCTGCTAGTGGATATATTTTCTCTCGTATTGGCGAAGCAAGAGAAGCTCAGTTAAATGAATTGGCAGCTCGATTCTTAGCAGATCCTAGATTGCTTAACTTTGCGAAAGCACCTCCTACTGAGGAAAATGTAAAATCATTTTTCGATGTTGCTCAAAACATGGGATACTTTGGAGGCAAGGCGGCTCAGCAGGAAGCTCTAAAACAACCTTCTATGCCGCAAGCAAATGCCGAAGTCCCTAGTGATATAGACGCAGCAATAGAAGCCGCTAGAAAAGAGCTAGAGGCGTTACGAGGTGCTTCAAAGAAATAGTAAAAATGCCTGAACAAACTCGGTTGTACGTAAATAAAGTATTAAACAAAGTTACAGAAGCATAGGAGGTATTATGGCTTGGGCAGCAGGAACCTACACTAAAGGAAATAACGCTACTGGTGGTTGGGCTGGTGATGCAGCGCTTAGTATCGGCATAGAAGCTGGTCGCCATGACACTCAGGACAACGATTTTGCTACTGGAATTAACCAGTGTCTTAACAAAGACGGCAGTAATGCATGTACTGGCAACATTAACCTTGGTGGGTTTTTACCTGCTAACATAGGTGCTGGAACTGCTGCGGCACCTGCTATTTGTGCTGGCAATGATATTGATACTGGCATTTTTTCGCCTGCTGCTAATCAGATTGGCATAGCTTCTAATGGAGCAGAAAGAGTTCGCGTTGACGCAAGTGGTCGGGTTGGGGTTGGGACTACTTCTCCCGCGTATACACTAACTTCTCAGGCTGATGCTTCTGTTGCAATATCCATTGAGTCTCGTGGTAGGGCATCTGATAACACTTCTGCCATTTTGTTTACTCAAAACGACGGAACTCAGTTAGGAAGAATTCAAACGTCAGCAGCCTCATTAGATGTTCAAAAAACGGGCAACAATCCAATTTTGTTATCTACTAACAGCCTTGAGCGAGTAAGAATTAATGGCAACGGTTATGTTGGGATTGGGACAAACAATCCTCAAGAAATACTGCATGTTGAGGGGCCTATTTTAATTGGAAGGCAAAATGCCAGCGAAGGAGGAGAAATTCGCCTTGCCAGGGCTAGCGATAATGCGGTGCATTGGATTCTTGATACTTACGGGTCTGGTTCTACTCCTCCATTCCGAATAATTAACTCTAGTAGCGTTGGAGTTGAGGTAGCTTCTGGAGCAACGTCTTGGACTGCCTACTCAGACATTCGTTATAAAAAGAATATTCAGCCGTTGTCTTACGGGCTAGATGAGGTTCTTGAAATTAGTCCTATTAGATTTGATTACGATTTTGAAGAATCAAACGATTCAAAGAGAATTGGGTTTTCTGCCCAAGAGGTTCAGGCAATTGTTCCAGAGGCGGTATTTGCCTCTGAAGATGGCAAGTTAAGCTTATCGGCAACAGAGCTTATTCCAATGCTGATTAACGCTATCAAAGAGCTTAATACAAAAGTTGAGGCTTTGGAGGCGCAGCTTGCAGGATAGTGATGCGGCAACTACGGTTAGTGCGAGTATCAGAATGTAATGGGGCAACTTGCGGCGTTCTTGTCATAGACGACGCGCCAGAATTTGTCACGCTTGAGGACGCCTGGCGTGATAACGAAAGGTTAGTAAGTTGTATTCCTGTTGGCAGGTATAAAATAAAGCCACGGATTAGCCCTAAGTTTGGCAATACTTGGCAAGTCATAGACGTACCTCAGCGAAACCATATCTTATTTCATGCTGGCAATACGCACCGTGATACTAACGGGTGCATACTGTTAGGTATGCAATTTGGTGATATAGGTGAAGATCAAGCCATACTAGCTAGCAGGTCTGCGTTTAACAACTTTATGCGTTTAATGAACGGACTAAGTGAAGCAGAACTATTGATTATTGATGCGTATGGCGGTGGGAGAGTGCACTAATGACAGAACATGATTTGATTTCTGTTAAGTATTGGGTGGACCTAACGGTTAAAGCGCTTATAGGCATTGTAGTTACCTTAGTTGGCATGGATTACAGGTCAGTTAAAAACAGCTTGCGTGAGTTAGAGCAGAAAAAGTACGAGTTATTTGTTCAAGCTCAAGTGATTCACGTTGAGTTGTTAGCTATTAAAGATAGAGTTGAGCGGATCGATAATAAGCTTGATAGGGTTAAATGATATGAAAAAGATGGAAGGACTGTATATGCCAATTATACTTTCGATTGTACGACATTTGCTAACGCTTGCTGCTGGTGGGTTGCTTACTGCTGGTATCAG